TAGTGTTGGTAAGACTAGCCATTTTCTAAATCATTTACTCTAGCTTCTAGTGAGTTAACTCTTTCTTTTACTGTAGGGCTTTGCTCTTGCTCTGATTCTTCTGGCTCAAGATCGTCTAATCTTGCTTCAAGATTGTCTAATCTTGCTTCAAGTCCCCAAGGTGTAAATTGTTGTAATCCATATTGCACAGCTACAAGTTTTGTTTCATTTCCACTAAAACTTACATCTTCTTGTGCAATACCTATAACCATTGAAGGGTTTGTTGTAGCTTTCATTCCAATGCCTTCTGATGATGAGGTACAAATACCATCACCTATTTTTATACTACCACCTTCATTATTGCAAAGAATATGCCCATCTCCTAAAACATAAACGGTGTGTAAATCTGGATTCATCCCATCACTTGGTGAAAGGTTTTTATTTGCATAAGCACCTAACACTTTTTTAGAATTTGCAGACTGTGTTTTTTGGACATCGTATAAAATTCCTCTTTCTGTATCATTTCCATTTTCATCTTTGCTATAAAAGATTGATTTAGTTTCAACAAGAGTTCCATAAGGATATCCATTTTCATCATCGCTTGTTGGCAATGTAGCGTTATGACTTGCAGTAAACGGGTTGTAAGATACTGTTCCTCCACTTTCGGCTATTGTTCCTGTATTTGCACCTCCTGTGTACCAATGAACATAAGCACCCCCATCTCCTCTGAGAGCTAATCCGTATCCAGAAGCGTGATCTTGTCTAATGTATGCTGCAAAAGAGCCAGAGCGATTATCATCAACAGAAAAATAACCTGTATCAATATTTGATGTGGTTCCAACAGAAAAACTTCCTAGAATAAAACTTTGTCTACCATCATGCCCATTTAATTCAACGCCATCTGCACCACCTTTAAGCAATTGAAACCTACCTGAAGATGTACTACTATGTACCTCATTTCTTAAAACCCATATACTATCATTATTTGCAGAATCGTGCATACGCATAATGTCATTATGGTTATCCCCTTTAAAGTCATATTTTTGAACAGGTGTTATTCCACCAAATCCAAAGTTGCCAGAGCTGTCTATAATTAATCTATCATTAGCACCAACTTGTGCATTATCAGATATTTTAAATTTATCGGAATCAGAAGCATCAACTCCAATGGTAAAGGTGTTTCCACCATTAGTTATTAAAACAATAGATGCATCTCTTGCTGTACTATCTGATTCTAATTTTAATAATGGAAAATCAGAATCTTCATCTGATTTAATATGCAAACCTTTTACATCAGTTGGAGATGTGCCAATACCTACTTTTCCTCCAGATGTAATACGCATTTTTTCAGCAGAACTGCCATTCAATGTAGTAAAAAATCTTAATCCTGCGTCTTGATTGGATGCTGTTGTGTCAAAAGCAGCTTCTCCATCAGCAGTAATCTTTGCCATTGAAACATTAGTTCCACCACTTGATGTTCTACTTACAAAGTTTATTCCTGCACCATAGCCACCAAATCTACCCTCTAATACAAGCTGTGTATCACTAACTGAAGCTGTTGCTCCTTGTATGTGAAGCAAATCTTCTGGACTATCTGTGTTAATACCTACGTTGCCAGAGCTGTCTATGGCTAGTCTGGTCGCAGATTGTGCATCATCTACTATGTAGAATGAGTTATTAGATGTACCAAGATAATATCTACCAGTACCACTTCCAGTTCTTTCAAGATATAATTGGTCTGTACTTGCAGCTACTGAAACATGCAATCCACTTACATCATTTTCTGGACTTGTTGTTCCAATACCTACTTTGCCATCAGATGTAATACGCATTCTATCGTTAAGACTTGCACCTGTTTTAAAAGTTAAAAGTTGTGTTGAGCCAACAGAGTTTTGATCAATACGCATATAATACGAATTATTATCAACTTTAATTACAGCATCTCCACCACCTGTTTCTTTAATGTGTAAATGGTCGCTTGGACTTGTTGTGCCAATACCTACTCGCGTTGTGCTAAGAGATAGTGCGGTGTCAGTTCCTAGTCCATCTTCTATATATTTAGCTGAGGCATCTGCGCCGACACCTTGTGAGGTAAGTTTTAATAATTGTTGATAAGTATCCGATACTTTAGTACCAGTTAAACTAGCCATCGTGTTCTTCCCAGTTTACCGTATCCTCGTTCCAGTCCAGTTTAATAATATTCCACATAACATCGTATATGGACACAAAAAAGTTTACTACTTGTCTTCTGACACCAACTGAAGGCATATTAACCTTTTAGTGCTACAATGTCTGTTGCAGTGGTTCCTGATTGATTTACTACAGTTGCTCTAATAGGCAATAGCTGTCCACTTGCGACATTTTTAAATACTATATTAGTCCCACTTGTTGCGCAATCTAAGCTTATATCACCACCTACACCTATGTAAAAAGCTTCATAAGTTGCACCTAATGAATGATCACTACTTGAAATGTTTACAGCTAAAGCTGTTCCATATAAGTTTTTTTCTACCGCTGCTTGTGTTGCTTCAGTTGCTAGTTCTATTGCTGCTGCATCTGTTTCAATAGCAGTAAGCGTAGTTTCTAATGTGTCTAACTTAGTGTTGCTAGATGTAACTAAAGTTTCTATTCCATCTACGTGTCCAATAATTGTAGACTGGTTAGCTGCGGTAGCTCCACCAGAAGGCAGTCCAGAAGACATAACATCTACTTGCAGGTGCCCATCACTATCTACTAATGGTACATAACTTGTACCACTACCATCTTTGGTTGTATTAGAATAAACTAAAACATTATCTTCTGCTTTATCTAAGTGTACCTCAATAGCTATATCAGACCCTTCTGTTTTTAAAGTTACATTATCAATGTCAACTTTAAGAGCGTCTTCACCTGTGTTAAGAGCCTTGTTTAATATTTCTCTTTCTGTATATTTTAAATTACCTGCCATAATCTTACCCTGTTACCACGTAGCAATATTTTGTTCCACTAGCTCCTTGCCCTTCTATATGGACATAAGTAGCTCCATTAGGAATCAAAAACTTGTGCATTACGCCTGATTCAATTCTAAGTGAGTTGTTACCATTTGCATCACCAGATGTAGTGTCAAAGCCTATAGAAGATAGTTCTTCACAATAGACATACAATACTGTATGCCCATCTGGTAATTGTATATTTACTTCATCATTGGTACCACTACTACAAGTTGTACCTCTTGATGCTTCAGTCCATGCTGATGCGTATTCACTATTTAACGCTTGAACACCAGCATATTTATGAAGATCCTTTTTTACTGACATTATGATGCCTCCGTATAATTAGCTAGTTCTGTATTGATTAAGTTACCTTCACCATCTACAAGTGTCCAAACGTCTGTGTATTCTGCTAGTTCAGTCATAGACGCTGTTGCAATTTGTTGTTCTGTGTAACTTGGTTCTGTTAATGTGACTTCTGTCACGATTCATCCTTATCTCTAGTTGCAGTAGTAGAAGGTTCAAAACCTTGCAGCTTAATTACTGCTTTCTCTACTCTGCCTGTATTTGCATAACGCTTACCTTCCCTAACTCCCTTTTCATATTGATTTTCCCAATACTGTGCAGCAGGTAAGGTTTCTACGTTTAATTCATATCCACGTTGTATAGCTTTTGCTACGACAGCGTGTCTAAATTCATTTGGTATATCAGGCTCTTCATTATAACCTGTATTTGTACCAGCAGTTCCAGTTGTTGCCTGGATAAATAAATTCGGTTTCTTAATAGCAAAGATAGTAACTGTTTTAACTTCGCTAGGAGATGCATATGTATACGCAGAGTCTTGTATAGAACGTTTGACTATTGCTATAGCATCACGCTCAACCCAATATGCAAACTTTCTATTTTCAGTACTCATTAATATCCCTTAGTTAGTTGTTCTAATACTGAAGTTATTTCTCTAATTTTTTCTTCTTGTGCTTTTATTACAGCAGGATTATTAGCGTATTTTTCCATAATCATTCTAGTTTGTATGGCAGCTTGCTCATACCATTCTTTTGCTTTTTGTATTTCTTCAGGTCTATACATTTGTTTATTTATTTTTTGACCTGTATGACCTTTATATAAAATATCTTGAAAACTTCCATCATCTCTAAAAGGATTATAAGCATTTGCTTTTTTACCTCTTATTGGACTGCCATTTAAGTAAGGTATTTGTATATTATCACCCCATAGATCATCAAAATAAACTTTTTGCCCTGCTGCCATTATGTTAAATCTCTTTTTTCTGGTCTATTGCCCAGTCTTGGTATATCATACCCATCATAGTCTACAGATATAATTTCTAATATATCATCTGACAAACCATAATATCTTTGGTCCGCTACTGTACTAAATGTAAACGCACCTGATAGCATTCTGGTTCTACGTGCAAAGTCTTCCATAGCTGCATTGAGCCATAGTCTTATTTGCGTTTCGCTAACATCTGGATGATGTTGCCTTACCATTTCTATCATTTGTTTTTGTGTCATTTCTGTTCCACTATCCTTTGTAATTCTTTTTCATACTCAATCTTTAATTGTTGAGCAAAACTTGCTGTGTTTGTTGCAAGTTCAATATCTTCATTGTTCTGGTCTTCAGCTGATAGTTTCATCATAAACTTAGCTGCTGCTCCTAGCGTAACTGCATATTCCGCTGCACTAGGAAAATTTGATATAGAGCTATCACTATGCGCTATTGTTGGATACGTATAAGATAATATCTCACCTTCTTCTCCACTACCAGGCGCAGGTAGTATAACTAAATCTTTACCTTTAAAATAAAATACTGGATCTTTTTTATTAACTGCATCTGCATAATATATACTACCAGAATCAGACAAAGGTCCACTTGCGCTAAAAGGCTTTTCATTAGCGTAATATCCATTTCTAGATATAGATAAAATTCTTTTATCGTGTATACTTGTAGGATTGCTAGTTACTTGAGTAACTGTAGCATTTCTAATAAGGACATCTTTAGGTAGTCTATCTACGACTTCACACGCTGTAGCTGTAAGCATATCGTTTAAGCCACTAGTGTCACTTATTGACCTTCCTATTAAATCTTCTACTTGTAATTTAAATGTTTGCATTTATTTCCTTATAAGTTAGGGGGTAGAATTAACTACCCCCATTACCTTATTTATCAACCTGTTGAAGTTATATGGTCATCATCAACGCAAAAACCATAAACATAGTAATTAGTTCCATCGCAGAAAACATCAATTCTGTCTCCTACAACAGCTGCACTACCTACGAATCTGATTTTATCAGCTGCGTCAACTATAACACCATTTTCAGCTACAACAGCGCCAATCATAACATCAGCAGTACCACCAATGATATCGAAATCATTTGATCCTGCTGTGCCCAGGACAAAAGTGCCCTGCCAACCTTTAGCATCACCTACTGCTGGTAATGTAATATCATATGCTCCTGCTTGGGAACATACAAATATTTTACCAGTGTCAGCTTTTGCTAATGTTGTACTAGCTGCAAGAGTCTTAACTCCGCCACTTGTTCCGCCTATATATGGTCTAGCCATGTTAAACCTCCCTTAATCTGTTATCTTAAATAACTTGTGAGATTCAATCAAGGTTATACCAATACCTTCGTCAGACATGTACTGGTCTTTTACACCATCAAACGCATTATCAGTTTTGATATTGGTTTGATACACTGGAGGTCTGTATACAGCGTGGAAAAGATTTTCCTCTGAAATAACAACCATGTGTTTGTTGTAAGGACCACGTAGTACTGGTGTTGGAATTAACATCAATACTCCATGAGGAGTTTCTAACTGACGATAGTTAAAGCCCATTGAGCTACGCTCGGAACTACTAATATTTACAGTCCAACCTGAGTTGCCTGCAAAACCAGAAGCACCTTCCATCTTAGACCAGTAGCTCATAGCACCCATTCCACAGAAAGCCATTTTCATGCCTGACTCTGGAACATACTGGAATACTTTTTCCATATCATCTACAAAGTTACTATAAGCATATGTTGCTTCAGATACGGTAAATACGTTCTGGTCATCGCCAGAAGTTGCACCGTAATCTTCTAAAGCAGTTAAAATACCTTTAGTAGTACGAACTCTATTTCCGCTTGTGTCTGTTCTTCCACCATCGGTGAATGATTCATCAGAAGTTCCATCACGAGAGTCTTTAAGACCAGTACCAACTGGAGAGTCACCAAATAGGAAAGCTCTTTCTTTTTGAATCTTGTGTTCTTGTGATTTCTGTAAGCGTAATCTAGCTAACTCAGAAGACTCACCACGAAGTGCTGCTGCCTCTAGGGTACCAGTAATTTGTAGTGGAGTTTTGAAAATCTGAGTTGAGTTGTAAACAACTTTGAGTTCATCTGACCATGCACTAGGAGCTTCTGTTCCTTCACCCTGCGCATTACCAACTACAATAAAGTAGTCATTATCAGCAACGTCTAACGCATCTGAGCCTAAGTTTTTAAACTTAATTGTATTAGAGTCTACTGCTGTTGTAATAAGAGCATGACCTCTTAAAGTTGTTTTAGTTGAATCCCAAACTTCGCACTCAAGACCAACATAAGAAGCGTCAACGCTAGAAGCCAATCCAACGATGTTATCTACATCAGTGTTATCAGATTCACTATCACCAGCTGCTAAAGATGCAGGGTTACTATTTGCTTGAAACTCTTGTTTGTTCCATGGATTACGATGTTCGAACATTTTAAAAGTGGGGTCATTAGGTGTTCTCTGTTCCTGATTAGCCACAACCGTTGTGAACGGTGTTACATCAGTCCATAGCTCTTTTACGACCTGTGGGCTGATGTAGAAATCTCGCCGATCAGTATATAAGACACCTGAGCCACTTAGGTTTTTACCTGTTGCCATTTTTTATTTCCTTAGTTTGCTCTGTTGCAATAAGGCTGCATTAAACAAGTCTTGGTCATTCATAGGAGGCTGTGTGTTTCCTTTCTCAACACTAGGTGTTCTAGGTACACTTAACGCCTGCTGTGCTTGAGCATATTCTTGTTTCTTCTGTTCAGCACTTATTTGATTCGGTGTTGGAGCATTCTGTAAGTCAAATAGTTTAGCTAAGATATCTAGAGTTACATTATTTGGATTAGTTGCCCAGCCAATAAAATCAGCTGCTTTCATATCATCCCACCCATAAGAACTTTTTACTGAGTTATATGCATTATTCAACATAGCTTTTTCTTCTTGTTGTGCCATCATTCGATTTTGCTGGTCGACACGTGCATACTCTAAGTTCTTAAGATAATCATAACGTGCATCTTGATATTGTTCTTTAGCTATTCTATACTTAAAAGAATCGCTCTCAGGATCGTTATAGGCATCTACTTCACTGTAGTTAATCGGTCTTTCTGGTGGCGTAGGCTCCTTCAACGAATCATCCTGTGGCTGTGGTTGGGTTTCGTTGGAGACTGGAGCTTGTTGCATAGAACTTACTGCTTTCTTGTATAATTCAAGTTCAGCTGCCATGTTTTGAGCTTCATTCTTAGCCTTATCAGCCTGTGATTGCCAATATGCCATTCTATTCGGATCCTCTTTTGCAGATACATCTTGTTCAGCAACTGGGCTGCCCTGCTCAGTTTGAACTTCTTGTGGAGTTTCCTCCATCATAGGTTGTTGCGTAATTGAAGGCTCAAGAGGTAAGGTATCTGCAACTGGTTCAGGAGCAGGTGCATCAAATACATTTACCTGGTCTTGACTTACTTCTTGAACTTCAGCATTACTTTGGTTTTCCATTATTCCTCCAATGGTATTATTTCATCGTTTGTAGCTTCTTGCTCAGCAACGACATTTTTTATTTTCTTAAGTTCATCGTCTGACCTAGCTGCATACAGCTTAGATGCCAAATCGGCTCTATTAGCTGATTGCTCTAAATCAGTCTTAAACTTCTCTACTTCAACTCGCTGACGTGCATGAACGAGTTCACGCCTTGCTGTCTGCAAGTCACCTTCCAAGTCTTTTATTCTATCATCTTGAGATTGTACTTGATTCATGAGTGCTGCCATCTTTGAAGATCTATTCATAACATCTTCAACATTGGCTACTTCTGTTTGTTTAAGCACTTCTACTTGGTCTATAATGCCAGACTTATATAACTCCATATAGTACTCGAAACGAGCATATCTATTAGAGGGAAGTGTAGAACCTGAAACCACTAGCACATCATATTTACCAACTGTTACATCATTTAACTTGCCTAAAAATTCACCACTAAGTTCATCATAGACAGGTTCATTTATTTTTACTTCTTTTGGTTTATGATTTGGCTGAAGTAGCCTCATTACTTTCATTGTTGTGTATGTATACTGTATATACTGCACTACAATCTTTGCAACCTGATTGATACATTCTTCTATATCATCACGCTTTGACTTAATTCTTCTTTGACCATACTCATCAATAGCCAACGTACCTTTGTAGGTTTGTGGCGTAGCAGATGGGTCACCTTGCATAAGAGCATATATTCCTAAGATACGCTCAATATCTGCTTTAGCATCTGCTTCGTTTTTATATAATTCATTAGGTAGCGGAATTGGTCCAGCAACAATAGGAGTTCCCAACTCTGGATCAAACTCTATAACTGCTGTACCAGCTCGTGCCCATTCTTCCTCCAACTGTTTCTTGTTCATAGAACCACGAGGAATAAGGAGCTTTACATTAGTAGAGGAGGAAGCATGAGCAACGATTAATGACCTAATCTTGTTAATGTAAGACTGGAGTCCTTTTACTAATCTTACATCACTGATTGGGTATGGATTTCTATTGTGACCATTCATCATAGTAACAATAGGATAATCTTCTAGTGGCAATACATTAATAAACAGTAGCTCACCACCAACACTTACTGTTTGCTTGATGCGTGTCAGCTCTATCTCATTCATTAAGATATTACCTGTTTCAATCAAATCTGCATAGGTAACTTTAGTTAAGATAGTTGTACTACCCTCAAGAGCGTTAGGTGTTTCTTCACCTTGCATCATTACCTGCTCTTGTGTCATTGGGTTAATTGCTAAGTGGAATACGTTTCCAAATTCTTTTTCTATTTCTTCATAACGTGCTACTTCATTGTCATCAGTTATAATTCTTTCGTTGTCCTGATTAAATACTTTGTAAGCAGGTTTTTGTGCATACTCTTCAAAGTCACCAGGTTCTAAAATCTTCTCATCATTGATATAAGGATTAAATACTCTATAATGAGGTACGGTAATCTTCTCATATCTATCAATAAGCTCTAGCTCTCTATCTGCAGTAGAATTGATTCGCTGGGCATCTATATCTTCTTTACTAACAATCTGACTTTCAAGCCCTGTGCGTATGGCTTCTGTTTGAGGAGCGACAGTAACCTCAGTAGCTTGTAAGATTGTTTCCTCTAAATCTGGATACATGGAGATAAGATGTTTCTCAGAATAGAGTTTTGATACGATAATCGAAGATGCATCTCTTGAATATGCATCCTGGGATGAGGGGTCTATATATACATTAAGTGGATCAATCGCCTTAACAAAGACATCACCTTTACCAAAATCAGCTTGTGGGTCATGGTGTACCATAAAGCATCCCATACCTTTGACGTAATAATCATCAATAGCTTGTTTTAGTTCGGTGTTACCCTTCGAGTTTTCCCATACCCAGCTCATTAAATCAGAAAATATTTGACCAGTTTTTACATCGCTACCTTCTCTACCAGTAGATTGGAAGCGTGGGGAGTTAGCAGTTAACATAGCTTTTGCCTGTTCAACTGCAGGATATATAACATTAACAACTAGGGGTTCTTGTGCTCGTTGACGTAACGCATCTATCTGCGATTTAGTCCATTGAACACCATTACGAAATTCGTTATCTTCGGTAGCTTGACTTGCCCATGAATCACGCACTGATGCGTATTCTCTGAGCAAATCTTCTGATATTTTAACTTCTGGATTTTTCTCTGGCATAATATTGATCCTCGAAGTTAGACATAATTATATCAAAAAAGTTTCAAGAAACTAACCAATCTTCTGACTTTTTTTCAAAATTCTCGTGTATGTGATGAGTTTTCTCTTTGTAAAACCCATGATTCGGTGGATAATTGTTCTTTGTAGCATAATACAACCCATCTAAAAGGTCGTCATGCTTACCTCTAGGGAACATAAGCAATTCATCTTTCAGCTCGTGCATAGAATCCTGTATATGTATCTTCTTTTGTGCAAACCATGGTTGCATAGTTTCAAGTCTGGATGACTTACTTGAACGTGGAGATTCCTTTATTTCAAGTCCTGGTATAAATAAACCTTCTTCATCTGCCCTAGTACGCAAGTAATCACGTAACATTTCTTGATAGCCTACAGATTCAATGCGTGTTTTAACAGG